ACACAAATTTTATTACTGACCTAACATCTCCAGCATCTTTTGATAATGATGAAGGAAGCGGAACAATCTATCGTGACTTTGTTTATATTAATGGAATTAGAGTTGTTGTAGAGGTTATGAATAAGTTTGACTCTACCTTTGATTTAATAGAAATGTCTCCAAGACTTGTAGTTGATATTTCTGATAAAGTAATTGATTTTAAAATTACAAAGACTCTTTCTGATATTGGAGTTACATCTTTACCAGTAGGACAACTGCTTGCTTCTAATGGACAGATGTCTATATTTGATGATGATCAAGCCTTTAACGATCAAAACGAGGATAGTATTATTGCAGATTACGTTAGAAAAAATATTAAATTTACCTTTTATGAAATTGTTCTTGATGTTGAAGGGTTTGATTATTATGTTCCAATTAAAACATTGTATTCAGAAGGTTTTCCACAAGCAGACGTAACTGCTGGAACTCTTTCATTGGAACTCAGAGACTTTTTCTTTTTCCTAGAATCTATGCCAGCCCCAAGACTATTAACAACTGAAGCATCTTTAAGTTATGCAATTTCTACCTTGCTTGATTATATTGGTTTTAGCAATTATGTTTTTAGAAGAGTTGATGGAGAATCTGAAACAGTTATACCATTTTTCTTTATTGCTCCAGATCAAAACGTTGCACAGGTATTAAATCAATTAGCACTTGCTACACAGACAGCAATGTTTTTTGACGAATATAACAATTTTGTTGTAATGAGCAAAGACTATTTAATGCCAACGGAAAGTCAAAGAGAAACAACTTTTGTAATGTCTGGATCGACAAACCAAACAGATAGCGGAGTTATTGAAAATGCAACATCTGGAAATTTACCAAACATTCTTTCTATAGCATCGCAAGACAATAAAATATATAACGATGGAAAAATTAACTACACAACAAGATACATTCAAAGATCCTATGGCTCAATTAAACAATCTAGCATGATTGATAAAGATAAGACTTGGATATATAAGCCATCTTTGCTTTGGGAAGTGTCTGGAACAGAAAGCACAAAAACCATAAATGAGGTTGCCTCTAAGCAAAGTAATTATGTATTAGGCGCTATGCCTTTAAACTCTGATCTTACAGCATCGCCACCAATAGTTGTTAATCATTTAATGACAAACAATCTTCTTGATCTTGGAGAAAATATTTACTGGCTTACAAGGTATCAAGGATACTTTTACTCTAACGGAGAAATAGTAAAGTATGATGCAGTAGAGTTCAATATAACTGGAACTGGTAATGTTTTTATTAGTAGTAATCAGGAGTATCAAAGTTATTTTTCATCCCTGCCGTTTAATGGAAAAATATATCCAACTGGAATAGTTCGAATTTATTCAACACCATATTATGAAACAGTTGATGGTATTACAAGATTACAAAATGGAGCGGTAGTAGACCATGGTCGTGCACAATTTGGAACAACTATAACATCTCATACAGCAGGTATTGACACATACTGGTCAAATCCTGAGCATGTGCGTGGAGTAGATATGCAGACACAATATTTGTTTACAACTCAACTAGATGAAGATATAACCTATCCTGCAACAACAACTGGTGCAGCAGGCGTAAATAATGATTTAGCAAAACAAACCACTCGTGATGGTATTATAAAAAACTTTATGTCAACAAACTATTTAACAGAAACTTCAGTAAATAATGTTAAGTCAACGCAGTCTGGCACCATTCAGTCATCCGCCCTTGTTATGAACGGTCCGTCTTTTAAAACTACAGAAAATCCACTAGGCTTTGTTTCGTATGTTTATAAAAATTTAAATAGCGCATATAAACATTTTGGCACCAGACTAAGAATTGTTGGTAAAATAGAAAACAATACAAGTAGAACTCAAACACCAATTGGCAGCGTAACTTACTATCAAGCCTCTGGAATTCAACCAGATCAAACAGTAAGCATTGGTGGTGGCTCTGGAGGCCTTGCCGTACTGCTTAATCCAGAAACAAATAATGGATATTATTTTGAAATAGTTGCATTAACTGAAGATAATATTAACTCATATTTAAAAATTGACACAAAGGGTAATGCAGAAAAATCAATTAACAATATATTGTTTTATAAAATTAAAAAAGAATCAGCAAATACAAATGCTATTCCAATTAAACTTTGGGGCGGTCTTTCAAAAATTATTGTTGACGATGGAAGATTTACTGGACAGTATAGAATATCTGGAGAAGAAAATCCAACAGTATATGACTTGTCTGTAGAATATCAGGACATTGGTAAAGTAAGAAGATTTTACTTATATATTAATAACAAGTTAATTAAGGTAGTTGACGATACAGACCCTCTTCCAATTTACAATAACATGGCGTTATTTACTCGTGGCTCTTCTAGAGTTATGTTTGAAAATGTTTATGCTTTGTCAGAAAACTATTCTCAAAACACAGTTTTTACAGTAGGAGAAACTCTTGCTTCAGCATTATCAAATGGCAAAATCAATGTTAATGAATCTTTTAGAAAATATGCAATGAGTGGAATAATTCAGGGAACTCACCTTTCTGGAATTAGTTCACAGGAACCACCACAGTATAATTTGTATTTTGAAGAATTTGGTTCTATTATGCGTGAATGTGCTTATTTTGATGTTAAGTATGATCGTGCATACCCCGCTCTTTATGCTCAACTTTCTCCAACCTTTAATAGAATCAAAGGATATACAACATCTGGATTCTTAGCAGACTCTTACGGAGCAGAATTTTTAATATTTAATGCTACAGATACTGCATTAAGTTTAGACGAAACAACAGGAAACTATTTAAGAATTCAAGGAGTAACATTTACACAAGATACAACTCATGAGTTAACTGTTGATGAGTACTTTAAAAAACGTGGAAACCTCTCTGATCCAGAATTTCAGGGTAGTTCATTAATATTTTCACCACTTGTAGAAAAAGCAAAGTATGACGAAATTAGACAAAGCAGAATGATCTATGGAAAAAATGAATTTTCTATTGATAGCATATACATTCAAACAGATGATGACGCTCAGGCTTTAATGGGTTGGATTATTAATAGAGTTATGCATCCTAGAAAATCAATAGGCATAAATTTATTTTCAATTCCAACATTACAACTTGGAGATATTGTAACTGTTAATTACAAAGATTCTTCTGGACTAGATCTTGTAACATCAGACTCTAGTAGGTTTGTAGTATATAATATAGATTATTCTAGAAACAATGGCGGACCAAGCATGACTGCCTATTTAAGCGAGGTGTAAAATGTCAAAATCTAAAATGTCAAAAGAAGAAAAAGCAGTTAGAGAAGCCTTAGCAGCAGTTCAAGCAGATACTGGAGTGCAAAAGGCTCAACAAATTTTAGGAGTTGACACAACAAGTAAATCTTATCAAAACTTTCAGTCAGCAGGTGCTGCATTAGAAGCAATTAGTGCAAAGCCAGGATCAACAACAAAACAAATTCAAAGTGCTTTAAATGCTTATGAAAATGCATATCAAACACAGATAGAATCACAAAAAACTCCACTAACTACAGCACTTCCAGTTTCTGGTGATAGTTCCAGTGGCGGGAGCCCCAGTGGGGGTAGCACCAGTGGTGGAACAATAGTAGCAGCAGTACCAGCAACACCAACAACAATAGCCGCAGCAATTATAGCCCCACCTCCACCTCCAGTTAAAACAGCACCAATAGACACAGTTTTATTTGATGATGAAGGCATAGACATTGAAGTAATTAAAGACTTAATATTTGAAGATATTGGTGGACATGAACTAATAAATATAGCACGCAATGACATTGTTAATGGACAACAGGTTTCTTATCAACCTATTAAAAATCTTTCATCAATTCAACAACAATATAATCCAAATAATATTCTTAGTCTTCAGTCTACTTCAGACAAATACTTTGCAAATTTTTCTATTAAACTTGAAAACAAAATTCCAGATCCAGGAACTGGGCCAAGTGGGGCGTATGTTTATTTAGATAATGATACAGGAAATCTGATTATTGAGGCTATTAATCTTGAGACTGATGAGCAAATTCAAGTAGAAATAACCACAAGTGGTACAATATATGAAGCGGAATTTGGAGAAGTAACCTCTTGATAACTAATACTGGTAAGACTATTATTGGAAAATACATGCTTGGTCAAGCCCCTGCCTACGCATCTTTTTTGGCTGTTGGTTGTGGTCCCACCCCGCTAGAAACTGGCGACGTAGCAGATAATTTTGCAACAAAAGAAAACCTTGATTTTGAAATGTTTCGTGTTCCAATATCATCTAGAGGGTTTGTAAATGAAGGCGGTATAAATAAAATTGTCTTAACCGCAGAATTACCAACAGAAGAAAGATATGAAATATCAGAAGTAGGTCTATATTCTGCAGGAGCAAATCCTTCTGCTGGAGCATATGACAGTAAAACAGTATTTGCTTTTACTACTGGAGAAAATTGGCAGTATCAAACAGGGGCATCAGCAACCGCTATTGATGTTGTTACTTCCCCACTCGATGATCCATTAGATAACAATGTTATTGCTGTTACAGATACCGTCTTTCAAACAAATGCAGATAACTCTATATTTTTTAAAACATCTCGTGCAAACAGATATGAAAGATGTAGATTTTTAAATAACATAATTTTAATTAGGGGCGATGAAGCAGACCTAACAATTAGCGAAGAGAGTGGTCCAACAGAAGATCATTTTGTAATTGAATCAGGATCAAACCACATTCGTTTAACTGGAGCAAACGTAGATTTTTCAAGAAACTCTCCAATAGATGAACTTAGACTGGCATTTTCAATAGTAAGTAAAACTGGCAACTCTTCTGCAATTCCAGAAACAGTTAGAATATTAGTTAATTTTTCTTCAACCGATGGCAGTCAGTTTGCAAGGTTTGAAGCGGAAGTAAACCATGGTAGTTCTGGAAATTTAAACGATGAAATTGCAGACTTTGAAACAAATAGATATTTTGTAGTTTCAAAACAACTACAAGATCTTTACACCACTTCAGGATTTACTTGGGATTTAGTTACAGTGGTTAGGATTTATGCATGCGTACTTTCTGAAGATAGTGGACCAACACCAGAACCATCATCAAATTATTATATTGCTTTAGATGCTCTTAGACTAGAAAATATTGCAACAACAAACCCACTTTACGGACTAACAGGGTATTCAATTATTAAAAATGATGATGCTGAAACAATAATTAAGTCACCTAATACTAGTAATTATGTTGAATTTAGATTTTCAATAGGTGTAACATAATGACTATTAAAAAAGCAATTATTCCAAAAAA